TAATATATCTCCGGTTCCATGTTCTGTTCATCTTGCTGGGGCACTACGTGAACATAAAAGCCCAACGATACCGCGTCCGCACAATCAGGACTCGATAGTCCCCTCTTCTTCATGTCTGATTTCTTCTCCAGCTGTAGACGCATTCTATTGTCATAGCCGTATTCAATCCCTATTAGTTCATCCTTGAGATCCTGGTCATCAGGTATGTCAGCTCCATCTAGCCATTTCTTCATTCTATCCCACATTTCTACACGCTTATTAACGTGCGTATCTTTATTCTCTGTATCTGGTGCTCTACCTGCATTCACATCTATTACCATGTGACCCATCTGTCTTAACCTATCAACTACACCACCACCTACACCAACGCCATCAACGAAAACCGCATCAGGCCTGGAACTGGTGATTAGTGCCGATATTTCACTAGAGAGTTGCATTGTATCTAACCCTCTGAACTTTATGAGTGTTTCTAGCTTTCTACCGTGACGCATTGCCACGACACTCTGGTCATCTCCGAAACGTGCTACGTCAACGCTTAGGATCTTGGGTGTTCCAAATGGGACTTCAACGGTGCGCTTTACTGCCTCGTCTACTATGTCCCCTGATATGAACTGTCTTGTACCCGCTCTAGGGAATTCACCCTTAACACGAACACGTATAAAGTCTGAGTCTTCGCCGTAGTCTTCAACCCACTGGGCGATCTGAGTCTTGTTAGTACCCGGTACTGTGCGTGAGTCTACCTTACGGTGAGACCATCGATGCTTTAGCTTTCCAAAACATTCACGCAGGCGCCCTGTGTTCCTTGTCGGGTTTCCGAACGCTAACCATATTATTTCCGTGTCTTCATCTGTCAAGGCACCCTCTGTAACTTCCCATATGTTGTCCGGGATAGCAGATGCTTCATCAAAGACCACTAAAATACGCTTACCAGCATTGTGTAGCCCGGCGAACGCTTCTGTATTTCTTTCACTCCAGGGGATCATATCGACCCTCCAGGTTCTCTCGTGACTGGTATCAACACTAAAGATAGCTGTTGCAGTAAACTTAAACCAGTGTTTATACTTGAACGAGTTGTACCATTTACCAATCTCTGCCCAGGTCTTTGTCTTCAGCTGGTTCTCTGTATTGGCTGTTACCACACCCTTGGTGTCCACTTCAGTAGTTAACGCCCACAATACTAACCAGGATACTAAACAACTCTTACCTATGCCGTGTCCACTCGCTATAGCTTGGAGTATAGCTGCATGTTGATCTATCTCTCCAGCCTTTAATTTATCGCCTATATCTCTCAATAGGTCTTCTTGCCACTCATGAGGTTTCGCTTCCCAGGCAAACTTAACGAAGGCTAAGGGGTCATGTCTGAACTTATGCGCTGTCTCTATGAGGAATGCTTCAATCTGATGTGGCATCTACTGCAGCCTGCTTTAACGCTGTTAATTGATCAGCTACGTTAATACTTACATCTATAATGCGCTTCTCTACAAAGTCCAGTTGGCTACGTCCTAGTAATTCTGACGCCTTCAATCTGTCCTTCATGTCTAACTCTGGTAATCCTTCGTGATCTGTACGACTTGCTTCTTCACCACGCACTACTGATGTCCAGAATTCCTGGCGCTCTTGTGCTGATGCAATACGTGCATTTTGTCCTGGCTCATTGAGTTCTGCTATGTATCGTTGTATCGCAGGTTTTGTTAAGTTCTCGCCTGCTATAGCAACAGCATTATCTGGCTTGTATCCTGCTTCTTTAGCTGCTGCCGTACCATTGCCACCGTTGGCTACGTAAAACTCACAGAATCGTTTCATCCGTGGTGTTAGTCCGTTCTTCATCGTAGTTCTCTACTATCTCTTGATGTTACTCTAGGTATATATAGATCACGTATGATTTGCTTCTGGCTATTCTTGACTTCTTGGATATCATGTGACAGTGCTGACAATCTCTCAGTAAGGCTGGCTTGTGTCCCATACATAGTAAGTACTGCTGCCGTTACCGCTATTAGCGCTGCCTCCGAAATTCTCTTAAAGTCCACTTCATACCCCTTGGTTTGTTTACCGGCCTTGTCTTCACCGTGCTGGAGGAATGGAATACTATCCATAATTTGTACCACTAGACTCATGTCATTTACTCCTTGCTACTGATCTTGTTTTTTCAAATGAGCGCATCCCTGACAATCCCAACATTCCTAACAAGATTTGAAGAGTTAAGTCTGTGTTGATAATGGGAAACTCACCAGCATAATCAAAGAACACTTGTGAGATAAATCGAGCCATTGGCTCTAGTATAGCTGCATACAATAACGCCGCCGCGCAACACCACCCTACAAAGGGACGCCATCCTGCTACAAAGATGCTCTTATGTGCTGCCTCTTGCTTATTGATAGAAGTCTGGGCTTGTGTAATGGCCATTTCCATTGACAAGTCCGCTTTAAAACGCTCCAGGTTGTTTCTTTCTACTTCGCTTGGATCAGGCCAGACACGACTTACTACACCATTGATTAAGTTGCTTGCAGCTTCGACCGCACTGGGTATATCAAACATTACAATTGCCTCTGTGTATAAAAGAAACATGGTAGTATACCATAATATTAGCAAACTCGCATGTGCTGAAACGTATAATTAGCCCCATTTAATAATCATGTCCATAGCTTTAGCATCAAGCTCTGTTAAATCGCTCTTGAGCATATGTTCTATTCTGTCTAATGGTACCCCTCTCTCGTACCTCATTATAACGTACTCGAACGCTTTGAACTCAAACATCCTTAATGCAGCTAGAGCAGTCGATACCGCTTTTGCTGTGCTTATTGTTACTGGAGAGCATTGTTCTACGTATCCCTTCTCCATCTTATGATCTTCAAAGACATAAAATAATTTTAGGTTTCTTCTCGCAGTGTTCCTGGTCATTATCTCTTACCCGTTAGTATTAGGTCACGATTGATTTTGGCACGATTTCCAACTTGTCTAGCATACTTGCTGTCCATTAGTTCAGCTGCTGCTGTTTCAAAGTCTTGCATTGCTAGTGCTTTATGTAAATAGCCAAACCTTTTAAACTTAGTGATACCTATGTTAAAAGTCAAATCTATTAATGCGTCTATACGCGGTTGTGATAACATCTGATATGCAGGGAAAGCAGCAAACAGTGATCGTTCTGCTTCTTGTAGGTCTTCCTCTAGCATGTCCTTGGCAATAGTAAGAGTAATCCCATTGTCATCTATGTTGTGTCCGTAACCTATCGTTAAGCGGCCACTTGTACATTTATAGAGCTTTAACCGCAGCCCTTCACTTTGTTCTACGTGTTTCCTTAGTTCTTTAGTAATCATCTTAATTCCTTATAAAAAAAAAGCCTGCGTTCGCTTCTTTCGAGGCTAGGCAGGCTGAGGTTGCTACTTTGCTTTTGGAGGAGCATCGAAGTTAATTAAGTATATCATTATTTGACCGTGACAGTCTATTTTTATTACCTGTTTAAAGTTCATCATTCACACCTTTAGTTAAGTCTTCGTCAACGTCCGGGTTTGCTGTTATTGAGCATTTAGGACACGTAACATAAGCATGTTTCTCTCTATCATGAGAGGGTATAGTCCATACACACGAACAGTTACCGCACATGAACTCCGTTACCACGTATGTTCTATAATCTAAAATCACATTCTTATCCTCGTTGGTCTTCTTTCTGTAGTTCGGTCAAACAACTGCCTACCTAAGGCAATTTTTTCATCTAATCGCTGATTATTGGCATGTTCGTCAGATATCATACGTACCACTTCATCAACATCATCCGTTAGGTGGATTAAATCAATGTCTTCAGGTGATATATAACCAAAACCCAGCATTGTCGTCTTTATCCAGTCCAGTAGTCCAGTATAGTAGTCTACACCAACCAGATACACTTTAGCTCTACGGGTCTTCAATGTCTGTATAAGCGTCAATACTTCAAACATTTCATCTAGTGTCCCAAAACCACCTTCCATACATATGAAGGCGTCTGAATACTTTACCATCATTACTTTTCTAACAAAGAAGTACTTATACGTATAGCATTTAGTAACGTACTGGTTGTTCTCCGTTTCAAAAGGAAGTACTATTCCCATTCCAACAGACTCAACCTCTTCGTTCTGTACTCTATATGCTCCTTCGTTCCCTGCAGCCATAATACCCATCCCACCGCCAGTAATAGTACTGAAACCATTTTTAGCTAGCTTCTCGCTAATGTCAGCGGCTTTTTGGTATGGTACTGCTGTTCTAGGCGTTCTAGCGGAACCAAATATAGTGACCGCCTTGCCCAGGCCTTCAAATAAGTGATCCGCCTCAGCAAACTCTGTCATTATCGACCCTACGTTACTCTTCTCTTTTGACGTACTCATTGTCTGCCTCTTCTTGTCTAGTATATTCCTTCTCTTCCTTCAGTAGATCTCTATAATAATCTAGCTGCTCTTGCTGGGCGGCCACCTCCTCAGTAAGCCACTCAATACGTGCTCTGTCTTTGGCCATTGTCTTTCTCCTACGTAAAAAAATCATGGACTGCGTGGGCTATGATCCCCACAAAAATTGCTGTGTATGCTAGCGCAACTCCTACTGCCAGCCCTACAGCACTAAATAATATTACTGATACTGTTATAACCCTAACTCCCAAAACTCACCTCCGTGCTGTATGCATTTATTAATCTGTTCTATTGCTGCATCCGCTCCTTTGCAGATGTAGGCGTCGTGTCCTAATGACCTTAGCTTTTCTAGCCAGGCCTTTTGTGCTGGCGATACTACTCCTGTGTTCAGGGTTTTCATCTCTATAAAAACCGTACGACCATTCAAGAAAATTATTAAATCAGGAAACCCTTTCGACCATCCTGCTGATTTTAATTTCCCAATCATACCGAAAAACCTTTTGTCTTTTTTTGCTGAGCTAAAGAACGAAGACGGCGGAGCGAAGAAACTGACATTGTTAGCCTTAAGCCAACCGATGACGGCCACTTGCTCCTGTTGCTCTGTTGGGTCACTCATTAAAACGGTACATCTTGATCAAAGTCTTCATCTTTCTTTGCCTGGGCTGGTGCTGGTGCGACTCCTACGTCGTTCTTGCCACCCATTAATTCTACATTCTGTACAAATACATTTAGAGACGATCCTCCAGTTCCATCTTTCTTAGTGTACGTGTTCAAGCTAACTTCTCCTTCCACTGCTACAAGTTGTCCCTTTTTCATAAACTCTTGTAATCTACCCTCAGCTCGTTTTCCAAATAAACTACAATTGAAATAATGAACCTTCTCTTTATCACCATATCCTGTATTATTAGCTACGCTGAAGGACAGAATCGCGGTACCGGACGGAATGGTACGCTGTTCTGCGTCTGATGTTAGTCTGCCTGTTATAATTACTTTATTCACGTTAATTGCCCTTTTGTTTGTTATTTATTCACTTTAATTTCAATAATCTCTCGTTTCAAGAGTGCTTCTATAGTTCGCATGATCCCTTCCAGGTGCATGAGTGTTAACTCTGGCTTTGTAAACTGAGTACTGCCACGTCCATCGATAGTGTCGTGACAGCTACTGCAGCACCAAGCTCCTTGTATGTCGTGATTCTTCGTACCCATAC